TCTTCTCCAAGTTCAACATCGGCAACGACTTCATCACCCTCGGGGGCAAACTCATCTCCGGCGCCGGGCTCTCCACCCTCTTCCTCGCCACCTACATATTCTGCTTCGACTTCCTCGTTGGGCAAGAGTTCCTGCAGCGCAGTCTCGATGGCGTCCACCACCTGTGCAACAGTCAGACTTGCTTCGCCGCCAGCATCAGCTTCGACGTCGACTTCACCCTCAAGGTCCGCGACCTCTTCGCCTTCCTCGCCGGCTAGCTCGTCTTCGGCGCCCAACTCATCTTCGGTGGCACCAAGTTCGGCTTCCACGTCGTCGCGATATTGCAATCCCTCTTCGTCAAGTTTAATGCCACCGCCTCGATGCACGCCAGCCTCATGATATTCATTTCCGCCGCGGCCGTGACCCTCTTCAAGGTCCTTTTCATAGGCCTTGCCACCGCCTTTCTTTTCTTGGCCTTTGGTTGGGCTTTCGTCGGCCTTTCCGCCAACTTCGGTCTCCTGACCCTTATCAAAAGCGGCTTTCTCCGTAAGGCCGTTGACGAATCCGGGCGTAAGGGGTTGCAAGGATGCCAGCTTCATAAACTGGCGGACCTGAACTTCATTCAATAGATTCTTTTTGTTTGACATCCTCAATAATCTCCTAACACATCGCGATTATGCTACTTTTAAATAGTATTTTCCTTGAGTAATGTCTTTTTTAATTTTAGTAAGGTGGCATCTACGATTTGCTTTATCCTCACCGTACTAACCTGATGACGCTTTCCAATTTCCTCCAGAGTCATCGGCCCATGTTTCTTAATTGCAATGAGAGCACAATTTAAGTCTTCTTCATAATCCATGTTCATTCTGCACTCCTTGTTCCCGCATGCCTTTTTCGCAAGGTAACATTCCTTTACACAATTCTTCATAATTCGGGTAACTCCTCTTCTAATAAATCAAATATATCTTGTACTTCCTCATCGCTCAGCGCCAAATTGCGCATGAGATCTTCGCCTTGTTGTCTGAGCTTTCGTGACTTAGATGCTCTTATTTTAGACTGTGTCTTCATTCGAACCTTCACGTCGTCAAAGAACTCCATGAAAAACTTATCTTGTGCCAAGTACGACTCGACGCACATCCTAAAAAACTGACTTTGATTTCTTATCTGATCGTAGTAGAGTCTTATCTTTAGGTTCTCATGTAGTTTGGAGTCCAGCCCAAAACTTAAAATAGAATAATTTTCCCTGTGGTCACTCATCGTTTTAATATGTGAGTGGTACCCTCTACGTGGCCGCTACTAGTTTGTCTCATGAAGCGCGCCTTTTGTTGTAGCTCTCGCACACTTCGAGCACCACTGTAGGAAAGGCCGCTCCGAATGCCGCGGGCCAACTCGTCCAAGACACCAGCTACAGGACCTTTAGAGGGCACCGTTGTCGCAATACCTTCTAGGGACGCAGTCTTGCCACGCCACTCAACCTGCGCATCCTTGCTGGCCATTCCGCGGTAAGCTTTAAACTTCCCCTGTCGCGTATTGATTACGTCGCCAGGAGTTTCATCAGTACCTGCAAGCACAGAACCAAGCATAACGAAGTCAGCGCCAGCCGCCAAAGCCTTGACAATATCTCCGGAACTCCTAATTCCTCCGTCGGCAATAATCGGTACTTTCCTTCCTGCTTCCGCGCAATCCAATATTGTCTGAAGCCCCGGGACACCGTGGCCAGTCTGAATCCGAGTTGAACAAATAGAACCGCCGCCAATATTGCAGCGCACACTGTCGGCTCCCCAATCGACCAAGTCATCATAACCCTCCTTAGTAGCAATGTTGCCCGCCATGATGTGGATCGTATTAGAGAATACTCTACGCAATTCGTGGAGAGCGTTCTTCACATGAACGTGATGTCCATGCGCCACATCAATACACAGAATGCGCGTGCCCGCATCATACAGGGCTCGTGCTCTATCTAAATAGTCACCAGAAGCACCTATGGCTGCGGCCACATTGGCATTTGCTCCGACGATCACCTGGTCCACCAAAGCTGCCTGCTTCGCAATTGCATTGTAGCGATGAATAACGGCTAGCCCTCCAAGTTTCCACATGGACACGCCCATTTCGGATTCCGACACCGTGTCCATAGGACTCGCGATGATAGGTAGATCCAACATTACGGTTGCATGGGGGCCGCGAAAAGTATTTCCTATGTTAATTTCTAGGCGACTCTTAATATCCGAATACTGAGGGACCAGCAGTACATCATCATACGTGAGCCCCTTTGCTGCATGTCCTTTAATTCTTGTCATCCTCTACCCCCGACTCTAGGTCTGAGCTTTCGAGCAACGTGTATGTGAAACTGTTACCAAAGGCGCGCCGGGCGGAATTCATCGTCACCATGAAGTCTTTGAAATCCCCATCGTTCTTAAATACTTGACAACCAGCGCTGTACTTCTCCACTCGCGATGAGTTTCTACCTCCCTTGTGGATATTGATCCCGAAGCTACCTGTGTCTTTCGTAGCGTCATCCATGTCATGTTGAAGATCGCGATTCGGATCTCTCCATACAGTAACGTGCCCTCCCCGCTGACACAACGCGTCATATTTACCCCGATGCTTAGAGACCCTATAGACCCCTCGGTACTGGCCCGGACAGAGGATGGCAGTCCCATCCACATTCATTGGTTTCTTCATCCAGTAAAAGCCGGGGTCTGTGGTTAGCTGATAGGAATCCACGAGCCACCTCTTGTGAGTGTCGCGATAGACCACCAGCAACATATCGTCAAAGTAATTGGGGCGCCCATTAGAATTGCGCACTCCAATTATATTTACGTTATGGGGTTTCCCCCCATCGAAAAAGCCATAGCCCTTTCCTTCTACAATTTCTTTAAATCTTTCTTTGATAAGTTCGGCATGAAAACCTCTTATTCTTGACATTCTATAATTTCTCCTATTTTGGCCCAACACTGAGGACAGGTTAGGCGCACTGTTTTCTTTTCACTTATGATTGTAACCATCCACGTTTTCACCGTTTCATGGTTTCGTTCAAATACTTGCTGACAAACACAACACTCTTTAGGGTGCTTTGTCATGAGCGCAACACGTTCCGCTAATTGGTTTTGAGCATCCTTCCGCTTCTGCTTGCGCTTCTGACGATCAACCTTGCGGAGTTTTTTCACTTCCCTGTGGATCCCAACGCGCCAGTTCCCCGGCCCGAGATGGTGATCGGGTACCAGTCATAGATGTCAGGCGATTCAGATGCTATGAAGCGGGCGTGTACCACAGGCACCACCACGGCTTGTGCGATCTTATCACCGGGTTCCAGGACCTGTACTTCATCACCAATATTGTGAAGATTCACAAACACTTCCCCCTCGTAGCCACTGTCCACCACGCATGCGCCGACAAGCAGCTGTCGTTTGTGGGCAACGGACGATTTATTCTTGATCTCGAGCATGTATCCGTGGGGTATTCCAAAAGTGCATCCTGTTGGCACAAGAACACTCGTCCCCGGGGCAATGCTAAACCCGCTCTCTGCCTTTTCGGTAGGCGTCCACCTTAAGTCCAACCCGGCATCGCTCGGGTTTGCTCTAACAGGGGGAAAGTCATTTCCCCGCAACATGTGATATTGTAAAATCATCTTTATCCTAACAGTCTTAAGTTTCTCTTGATCGACCTAGTGGAGAATCCCCACGCCGGGTCAAAGTCTAGTTTGCCCATGTAGGGTCGGTTCAAGTGAACTCTATCTTTACCTTCTATTATACCCCAACATCGGAACTTTGTCAATACTGAATTGGAATCAATTACCGAAACAATCCAATAAGGCTTTCCGTGCTTTGTCTTCTTTTTAATAACCTCGCGAGGAATGAACCATACGAGCCGAAGGTCTACGTCATAATCTGAGATCGGTGGTACATAGTGCGCACTCAATCGTTCGCGCACATCCTCCGTCATCACAAGATGCATCGGAAAAATGCCCGTAAGCGTCGTGAGATTATCAATCTCTTCCTCGGTGCTGAAGTCACCTTCCGGTTCATAAGTTTCAATGTTTTCCAGAAACTTCTTTTTACTGTACACTCGATCTACAGCCACTGCTGACCAGAAGTGCTTGCGCCCACTGAACCTCTCGTCCATAAGACTGTTCATCGCACCCGAGCGTACCAACACATCCAATGCTTTCTTGTTCAACTTACTGTAGACAATATCGTCGTGGAAAAGGAACTCCTCAATATTGTTGAAGGGACGGTTCGCCACAATCTGTTCGATAGCTGCGTCCCCCAGTCCTTTGAGACCCGCTAGCGGCTGCACCAAACGCTTGTTGTTGTTGGGATCAATCTCCCATACAAACGATGACGTGTTGACGTCTGCCTCCACAATCTCAAACCCATTGGACTTGGCGATATTGATTGCCTTCTCCTTACGCTTCTCTGGTTCCTTGTCGAGGAACGATGCCATCCACTCGACGGGGTAATAGTTGTAGAGCCACGCACACTGAAACGAGATTGCCGAATATGATACCGCATGGGATTTGTTGAAGCCATAGCCCGAGAAGTACTCGAACCTCTCCCACATGTCCTCTGCTTCGCTGTGTCTAATCCCCTTCTCTACACATCCGTCGACGAACTTGGTGCGCAGAGCCCTCTTTACCTTGGCTTCCTTCCCCGTTCCCTTCTTGGTAAGAACCTTCCTTAGTAGGTTTCCCTCATCCAGAGTTAGTCCCTTCCCTAACTTGTGAGCAAGGAGGGCAATCTGCTCTTGGAAGATAAGGAAGCCGTAGGTCTCCTTGGTCACATCCTTCACGTGCTCATTAATGTAATCAATATCCCCCGGGTTTGCCTTGGCTTGAATGTATTGCTCGTGCACGTTGGCCGAGAGGGGCCCCGGTCGATAGATAGAAGTGATGGCAGAGATATCAATTAAGGACTTCGGCTTTGCGTTCGCGCAGAATTCCTGTGCCCGCTGTTCTGTGAACTGAAAAATACCCGCGAAGTTTCCCTTCCTAAAAATGTTTTTATACACGGCCTGATCATTAAAATCAATAACGTCAGGATGAAGATGCTGATTATAAAAGTCTTTCACATCCTCAAACGTCGGGTCGGGATTGTTGTGGTGGCGCTTCAGAATGTGGCGCACTGCGCCCTCAATCATGCGAAGTGTGGATAGCCCCAACAAATCAAACTTAATAAAGCCGAGCGGTTCTAGGTGCCGAACGTTCTGTCCTTCGGCCCATGGGGACTGACGTACACCACCCGAACTAATGATGGGCATATGCTCATTCAAGTCGTCCGCGATTAAGACACCCCCGGCATGCCGAGAGCAAGACCGCACCTGACCAACAAGTGCTTCCACGTGTGTCTTAATGTGCGGATACTTTACTAGGAAGCCGCGTAGGGATGGCGACAGTTCCATCACCTCTTTCCAAGTCGGTGTATAGACTCCGGCCTTGATTCCATGTTTCATCTTTGCTGCCGGCGTTGCCTCAAAAATCATACTAGATGTAACTTTGTTAACTTCCCCGAACTCAATGCCATAAAACTTCGAAATGTCCTTGATCAAAGACTTCAACTGAAGTGTGTTCCAATTAGAGATTGGTACAACTGAATTCTTACCCCAGTCTTCCATCAGCATCTCCTTGAGTTCCATCGGCTCCGCCACATCATAATCAATGTCTGGATAATCCGTCGCGTCTTTGCGCAAGAACCTCTCAAAGAGAAGCCCATACTTGATGGGGTCAATCTGCGTAATGCCTAAGACATATGCTGCCAAAGAACCAGCCGCAGACCCTCGGCCCGGGCCAGTCAACTGAACCTCATTGGCCTTGTCAGCGATCGCCTTCATAGTCAGGAAGTACTTGCTAAATCCTCGATCCTCGATGACATCAAGTTCTTGCTGCAGGCGAGTCGTGTACTCTTCCGTCTCGTGAAGGCCGCGTTGTCGCAGACCTTCCAAAGCATAGTTGACTAGGGCTTCCGCATCTGTGAAGCCCGCTGGTACTACAAAGTCTGGAAGTTTAACAGTTGTGTTTGGTGTGAAGTCTTCGATTCTATTGAATGCGATGTTGTGCGTTTCAGTAATTGAATCCATTACAAGCTGATCATCATACTCAACCCCACAGGTCTTGGAGTAATATTTATAGGAATCCCACATCTGGTTTCCGTTCTTGGGATACAACTCATAGCCGATCTCTTCTACGCCGGCGGGGAGTTCTGTGTTATCCTCGGCCCAGGCCGGGGTTCCCTTTCCAAGCCAACCAAGTCGCTTG